ACGAACAAGAAGCCGTAGCTCGTGCTGTAGAGCTGGGTTATGTCTTTACAATTGAAGAAGATCCCCTTGATGAATTAGAACCATGACTGAAGAACTGCTAGAAACCCCACCAGTCCCCGGTCCCTTTTTCCGGTTTGCTGATGAAGCAGCTTGGCTTACAGCTGCTAAAACTGCTGGCTTTCTGAAAACTGTCACTGATGAAGAAGGCAACGAAACAGAACAGCTACAGGCTTATACCCATGATCACGCTATTGATGTAGTTGGTGTAATTACAGAAGGTGGTGAGTGGGATGAAGACGGCACAGAGATTGTTGCTCCAACAACTCTTGATGGTTACCACATCAACTATCTAGGTGAACTACCTGAAGGGTGGAAAACCTTAGAGGTAAAACCAGAAAACCCATATCGGGTGTTTGCATAAAACATTTAATTAACTATTAAAAAAGCTAAATAGAATAAGCAGGGTGCAATTCCCTGCATAGCGCTAGACAGCCAAGTCTTAAAAATGGTCTTACTTACTTTGAACAAAACACAAAATGCACTACTAATTTAATGTCAGCTACAATTTCACAACAACAACAAAATAATGTTTGGAACAACTTCTGTGACTGGGTAACCAGTACTAACAACCGTCTGTATGTCGGTTGGTTCGGAGTACTAATGATTCCAACACTACTAGCCGCTACCACCTGCTTCATCGTCGCTTTCATCGCCGCACCTCCGGTTGATATCGACGGCATCCGCGAGCCTGTTGCAGGTTCTCTGATGTATGGCAACAACATCATTTCTGGTGCTGTTGTTCCTTCCAGCAACGCCATTGGCTTGCACTTCTACCCAATCTGGGAAGCTGCCTCACTCGACGAGTGGCTCTACAACGGCGGTCCTTTCCAACTTGTCATCTTTCACTTCCTTATTGGTATCTATGCATACCTTGGTAGGGAATGGGAATTATCCTATCGCCTGGGTATGCGCCCTTGGATTTGTGTTGCATACTCCGCACCCGTGGCAGCGGCATCCGCTGTATTCCTTGTTTATCCCTTTGGACAAGGTAGCTTTTCAGACGCTATGCCTCTTGGCATTTCCGGTACTTTTAATTATATGTTGGTGTTCCAAGCCGAGCACAACATCCTCATGCACCCCTTCCACATGCTGGGAGTTGCTGGTGTTTTTGGTGGCTCATTGTTTTCAGCTATGCATGGATCTTTGGTCACATCTTCTCTCGTACGTGAAACAACAGAAAATGAATCACATAACAACGGTTACAAGTTTGGTCAAGAAGAAGAGACGTACAACATCGTTGCAGCGCACGGCTATTTTGGTCGGCTTATTTTTCAGTACGCTAGTTTTAACAACAGCCGTAGTCTCCACTTTTTCCTTGCCGTTTGGCCTGTTGTTGGCATTTGGTTTGCCGCTCTTGGTGTCTCAACTATGGCGTTCAACTTAAATGGTTTTAACTTTAATCAGTCTATTGTTGATAGTAACACTCACGTTATTAATACCTGGTCAGATGTACTCAACAGAGCAGGATTGGGTATGGAAGTTATGCATGAACGTAATGCACACAATTTTCCACTAGACCTCGCATAAACATACGTCCGTTCATTCATTGATTTATGGAATTCTTTCAAATAACAGTTAATGATACTTGGATTGTTTTAACACATAAAGCAGTATCTAAATATCTAGAAACTTGGCCTGGTGGTGATCCATCAGAACAAGAGGCTTTAATAAAATTAAAATCTGATTTAAATAGAATGGTATTAGAAGTATCTTTTAATAAATCAATGGACGCATGACACTAGCTGTATGGAACGGGACAGTTAGATCTTCTTAAAAGGAGAATACTATGCAAGGCAAGACTTATTGCTATCGCGGTGTAAAGTACACTAAGTGAGATAGATCTAATGAGGGGTGCAATTCCCCTCTTCACTATTGGCATTGGCCCTTACGAGGATACCCTTTGCCGTCTAGACGGTGGGAATAGACCACAAATTTTTTTAACATCAAACGTTTGGTGAAAGTTATATTTTTATTATTTATTATTTAAAATGTCACAACAACAATCTGGTGCATCTCAACTTGCACCACAAATGATTCCAGGAGCTGATAACTTTGCCGGTGGTCAGTCTCCTACTAATGATCAACGCCGTGCACTTTATTTAAAGTTGTTCAGTGGAGAGATGTTCAAAGGCTTCCAGCGTAATACAATCGCTCGTGATTTGATCATGAAGCGTACATTGAAGAACGGCAAATCAATGCAGTTCATCTTCACTGGTCGTACTAAGTCTGAATTCCATACACCTGGTAACAGCATTCTTGGTAACAGTGATGGTGCACCCCCAGTAGCTGAAAAGACAATCACATGTGATGATTTGTTGATCAGCTCTGCATTTGTTTATGAGCTTGATGAAGTGCTTGCTCATTACGATCTGCGTTCAGAAATTAGTCGTAAAATCGGCTATGCTTTGGCAGAAAAATATGACCGCTTGATCTTCCGTGCTATTGCACGAGGAGCACGTAAGGCTTCTCCTGTTAGTGCTACTAACTATGTAGAGCCCGGTGGTACTCAGATTCGTGTTGGTGCTACTACTAACGATTCTGATGCTTATGTTGCTGCTAACCTGGTAACTGCATTCTATGATGCTGCATCAGCTATGGATGAAAAAGGTGTATCTTCTGATGGCCGTGTTGCTGTCCTGAACCCCCGTCAGTACTATGAACTGATCCAAGCTGTTGGTACTAATGGTCTTGTTAACCGTGACGTACAAGGTTCTACCTTGCAGTCCGGTCAAGGTATCATCGAGATCGCCGGTATCAAGATCTACAAGTCAATGAATATCCCATTCCTTGGCAAGTATGGTACTGCTTACGGTGGTACTACGGGAGTAACCTCACCTACTAATGTGGGTGACTTCGTGGGTGAAACCCTTGAAGATGCTTCTGATGCACAAACTGGAATCAACAATGATTATGGTACTGCAAGCCAATTCGGTGCTAAGTCCTGTGGTCTTATCTTCCAAAAAGAAGCAGCCGGTATGGTTGAAGCAATTGGCCCTCAAGTACAAGTAACTTCTGGCGATGTCTCCGTGATTTATCAAGGTGATGTTATGCTCGGACGTTTGGCCTGTGGCGCTGATTATCTTAACCCCGCTGCAGCTGTTGAGCTGTATGTCGGTACTTCTGCTCCATCTACATTCTGATTTTTATGTAATACGGGAGTCTCTTCGGAGGCTCCTTTTTTTTAACTATTTATTGAGAATAATACTCATTATCAAACTATGCCTTTTCCTACTACTGGCCCAAACACTCAATTACAAGCTGTTAATCAGATCCTGGCGTCAGTTGGTCAGGCTCCTGTAAACACGTTAACAACTGAAGAAACTTTTGTCCTTGAATCTACTGGTACATTTGTTGGTTCTATCACTGGTGTAATTTTAACCACTGAAACCTCTGACCTACAAATTGGTACTTATATTACTGGAACTGGTGTAGAACCTAATACTGCAGTCTCTACTACTGGTACAGCACAAGGTACAACACCTGAAACATATCAATATACTCTTAATATTACCCATGCTACATCCACTGGTAGTATTACGATGAATCGTTCAGTTGTTTCTTATAAAGTAGAAACTCAAACCAACCCGGACGTTGCGATTGCTTATAACACTTTTAATGAAGTTACACGTGAAGTACAGGCAGAAGGATGGTCTTATAATATTGAACGCAACTATGATAAATTACAACCTGATGCAGTTACTAAAAAAGTTACTATACCAAACAATGTAATTCAAGCTGATCTTAGTCAAGATTATGTATCTAACTTAGGTCGTAATGTAGTAAATCGTGGTGGTGTCTTATATGATACTATTAAACATACAGATATATGGGATACTGAAGAAACTCTTTACTTTGATATATTGTGGGAATTTGAATATGATAATATTCCACAACCTATTCAAGATTATATTGTAGCACGTGCTGCTTCTGTAGCTTCTAATCGTTTAGTAGGTGATCCTAATCAGTATCAAATCCTACAACAAAAAGAAGCTTATACAAGAGCTATGGCTTTAGAATATGATTGCAATCAAGGTGATCATAGTTTCTTTGGTGCACCTCAAGGGGGTAATTATTACAAAAGCTACAGTCCTTTTAATACATTAATGCGATAATGCCAGTAGTAACACAACTGACACCTAATTTTCTTGGTGGTGTCTCTAAACAAAATGACGACAAAAAACTGGAAGGTCAGGTATCAGAGTGTATTAACGGATATCCTGATGCTACTTATGGTCTATTAAAAAGACCAGGTATGAAGTTTATTAATCATCTTAAGAAACAAAACGGAACACCTTTTACTAAAACTGAGCTAAATAATGCCACATGGTTTTTTATTGATAGATCTTCAGCACAATCTTATATTGGAGCTATTAAAGGTACTAACATTTATGTCTGGACTAGTGAAGGTGTGTGGTGCACGGTAACTGCTCCTGGTGGTGGCGCTATTGCTACTTCTTATCTCACTGGTACTAGCGAGAACGATTATCATTTTCGTAGTATTCAAGATACCACAATTATTACCAACAAAACCGTTACTACTGCTATGCAGGCGGCTCCTGTTGATGGTGTAGATTATGTATCTAATTCAATTGCTACACTTAAACTACTTGATCTTACTAATACGTATGAATATACTGTTACTTTTCCTGCTGCTGCTGCTAACAATACAGATGATGTAGTAGCAGCAGTGACAGCAACAGGAAGTACAACATTTGATGATATGTTGTTGTATGACCCTAGTAGTGTAAATACAAACACCGATCTTATCGATAAAATTAAAAGTGTAATTGAAGCACAGCATACAGCAAACAATGCTAATTTTAATGGTATCTGGTATTTAGAAGGTTACAACAATAGTATTGTTATTAAACGTAGTACTGGTACTAATGCAGTGGTAACTGATTACAGTGCAGTTACTGGTACTCCTGTAGCCTTTAATATCAATGCTAGAGGTGGTCTTAATAACACTTCACTTGAAGCATTTGAAGATGAAGTAACAGATGTATCAAAACTACCACTTGAATCTTTTGCTAATCATAACGTAAAGATTTTAAATAGCGATAGTGTTGAAGATGATTACTATGTTAAATTTGTTGCTTATGATACAACTTTAAATAGAGGACGTGGTTTTTGGAAGGAAACTGTTGCTCGTAATGCTAGCCCTGGGCTTAATGCTACTACTATGCCACATGAGTTGGCTAATACAGGAGCAACTACATTTACATTTGGACCTATTGCTTGGAAAGAGCGTGCAGCAGGAGACGATGTAACCAGCCCTATACCTTCTTTTATTGGCAATAAAATTACAACATCTTTTTTCTATAACAATAGATTTGGGGTTCTATCTGAAGATAACATTATTTTTAGCGTTGCTAATGATCCTTATAATTTCTTTGTAAAATCTGCTTTAACACAGATTGATTCTGACCCCATTGATCTTAATGTATCTAGTGTACGACCTGTAAAACTATTTAGTGTATTACCCTCACCACAAGGTTTAACATTATTTGGAGAACGTCAACAATTCCAAGTGTTTTCACAAGACACAAGTAGCCTTACACCATCTACTGCTGTTATTAGAGCCATATCTAATTATGAAATGGATCCTAATATAGAACCACGTGATGTAGGTACAACAGCTGTCTTTGTCAGTAAAGTACCAAATTATAGCAAAATATTTTCTTTACAATTACGAGGTGTTGAAGAGAACCCTACAGTAGTTGATATCAGTAAGCAGGTTTTAGAATGGATTCCTGAAACCGTAGATAATTTAATTGTAAGTCCTCAGAATTCTTTAGCTATTTTAATTGATAACCAGTCATCTTATATGTATCTATTTAGATATTATAATGATGGAGAAAAAAATCAATTTCAAGCGTGGACTAAATGGCAAGTAACTAGTACAATTCAATCAGTTAGTATTTTAAATAGTAATATTACTTTAGTACTTCAACATAAAGATGAATATACTTTACAAACAATAACATTAAATGAAATACCTACAGGTAATGTGACAGCTAATGTTAGCAGCGTGTCAGGTAGTCCTTGTCTAGATTTTTTATGTAGACCAAAAAAAGCAAGTGGTGGTAATGCTGTAGTTTATGATTCAGTAAATGAAGTCACAAAAATTTATATACCATTTGCACCCATTGATTTAATACATGGTAGTATATTAATAGCCAAACCGGGGGAAGAAGAGGGATATTATTTAAAAGGTGTACCTAAATTAGATGGTACAGATTATTATTTTGAAGTACAAAAAGATCAAAGTAACCTTGCTAATAGTATTGTAATTGGTTATAATTATGACTTTGAAGTAACCTTGCCTAAATTTTATTTTAGGCGTGATGCTACTACTACAGATTATACCGCACCATTAACTATTGCTAGAATAAAACTATCTGCTAATAGAAATGGTGTATTAACTTTTAAAACAAAATTAAATAGTTCTCAAGAATGGACAACTGTTAAAGAGGTAATTACTTCTGAAGGTTACCTAGCATCAACTAATCCAGTAAAACCTGAATATATTTTTACTGTACCCATCCATCAACGTAATACTAATTTTAAACTAAAAGTGACAAGTGATTTTCCATACCCTGTATCGTTAGTATCGATGATGTGGGAAGGTAACTATTCCCCACGTTATTATAGGAGGGCTTAATGATTAATAAGAATTATGATCTTCTAGGTGAACAGCTAGCTGAGTCTGGACTGGAGATGAGTTTTGAACCTATTACAGGTGCTATTATTGGTGGTGTAGCTTCTATTGCTAGCGGTATATTTGGTTCATCTCAAGCTGATAAGCAAAATAGAGAAGCTAAAAAAGCTCAGAAAAAAGCTGAAAAGGCTGCTAAAGAGGCTGCTGATGCAACGAATGAGTATAACAAACGCTCATTTAAAGTTGATAAACAAAACTACGCTAATACTCGTGCATTTGAACGGGAAACCTTAACAAGGAATTGGCAATATCAAACTGAACAACAAGATTTTGGATTCCTATCAGCAATTGAGCAGTACGGTACGTCTGTCCAAAACACGCAAGATTGGCTTACATATAATAGTATTGCAGCAATGCAAGCTTATGAATCTGAACAGTCTGCATTAAATGATCTTTTTACTGAAGATGCTTTTACACGTCAAGGTATGCTTGTAGATCAGTTACAAAACGAAGGTAAAGCTGCATTAGGTCAATCTGGTAATTCACGTACTAAAGCATTACAATCTAGTATTGCAGCCTTAGGCCGTAACTCTGCTATTATGGATGCTAGTTTGTCTAGTTCTGTAGAACAATCACAACGTAATATGCAACAAATTGGGCTTCAACGTTATGCTGCAGATCTACAGGCTAATGCTTCTATGATGATTAAACCAAGAAAAGCACCAGCTATTCCGTTACCTGTTCAAGCACCTGAACGTATCTTTATTGAACCTATGGAAGTATTGCCACAAGCTATTGCACCAGCTAGACAACAAAGTACGTTTGCACCAATTCTTAGTGGATTTATTCAAGGTGCAGGTCAGATTGGAATGGGTATAGCTAATCAATCAGCTAATAATTATCAAAGCCTCTTTCCTCAAATAGGAAGTACTGGTGGTAGTTTTGGTGGAACTAATTTAGGTATTGGCTCTTCAAGCGGCTTTAACTTAAACGCAAACTACGGAGGGTTTTAACTAACTATGGCAAAACAAGTACAATATAGGGGAGCTGCCAGAGCTAGAGGTTTCTCCCCACAACAAGTGAGTGATGCTGCTATCTCTCGTATGCGTGAAGATAGTAATCGTACCTTACAAGGTATGCGTGAAGCTGCTCGTGCTGACATTGAGCAACGTCAACGCATTAGCGCAGAAGTTAAAGCAAATCAACAGTATGAGAAAGGGGCACGTGAAAAGAATTTTCAAATTCAAACACAAAACCAACAAACTGAATTACGTCAAATTCAGTTAGATTCACAAGTAGCTTTACAACAATTAGAAACAGATCAGGCAGCACAAACTAAAATCTTTGAAAATGTTGCTAATTTAAGTCAAACAGCTGCTGAAAAATATGAAGAGATACAAAAGGTAAAGTCTGACGAACGTGCTCAACAAGCTATTAATGAGTTCTTAATTAATCCTAATCAAGACGAAGTTATTAGACAAGTCTTAGGTGAGTATGAATTAGCAGCTACAGAAGAAGTACGTCAAAGTGAACTTGATGTAGTACAAGCTAAAGGTGGTCCTCGTCTTGCTATTTCTAAAGCTAGATCTTTAGATAGCAATGGTCGTTATAAATTAGATCAAGCTAGGGCTAATTATATTTTAACTAATATTTACCCACAGCAACTAAACAAAGCTTTGTTAGATGCTGGTGATTTAGACTCTGGTCAAACAGCTGCTCTTGTCACTACTTTTAAAAGAGATTTTATACAAAAATCTGGCATCTTAAATCTTAAACCTGAGATGATACGTGATGGTTTAGCAGCTGTCAATGAAGTTAACCAAGGTATTCAAACAAAAGCTCAGAACCGTGAGATAAAAATTAATGAAGGGATTGCTGTAGATAATGCTACTACAATCCTAACTCAAAACCCCAGTGCATTTAATCAGAACATTGTTTCTTCTTTTAATACAATTGTAAGAAATAATGGTGGTGATTATCAAAAAGCTTATGAATGGCTTGAAGGTTTAGCTACCCAAAGGGGTGTTAATGGTAAGTATCTATTTACACTTGATCAGATAGCTAATGCTACTGTAAATAAAGGACAACCTTTTGCTGTCAGTAACCCCGGTAGAATGGGTGCTATTAAGATGGCACGGGAGCGTGGTGATACACAGTATCGTAGTGCTCAGATTCAAGCTGATGACTTAAGATATAAAGAAGATGAAAAAAAATTTTTACAAGCTTTAACTCAAGATAACAGCAAAGAGTTTGCAGAGGAAACTCTTCTATTTTTCATGGAATCTCATGGTAAAATACCACAATCAATTCAAAAGTTTGCAAACAGTTATACTTATGACGCAGTACTAAAAGCTAAAAGAATTGAAGAACTTGAAGCTCTTCCTGATGGTTTTATTACAAACGAAGCTGTTGATGCTTTAAGTGGTATGGACCCTACTGCCGGAAGAGCTTTAGCTGAACGTAAGGCAGCACAAGATAGAAAATACACCACTGGTGCTTTCAAAAGCCAATCAGATGCTCTTAAAACTGCTGCTAATGGTGTTACCAGTATAGGAAGTCAAAAGGCTAATACAAACTCTAGTGATTTTTTATTGATCATGGCGCGTGCTGACTATCGTCAACGTGTTGACCGAGCTGTAGCAGGTGGTATGGACTTTAATACTGCAGCCACTACAATCGGTCAAGAATTAGCTAAAGAGATAACAGCTGGTGCACGTGATGAAAAGAGTAAGTGGTATCGTAAACCTAGCACAGCTGGAGGTGCAGCAGACTTTCCTAATCTTAACGTGGGTAACTTACCAGCACTAGAAAAAGCAAATCGTAGATATGCTGCACTTAAAAAAGATATTTACGATAAAGGTTTATCTACAGTTTTACAAACACCTGAAAGTATTATTACTAAAGAAGAAGCAGTAGCTATTATGAATGGTTACGGTAAACCTGGTTTTACTATTCCTCTTGATGTTGTAGCTGTAGCTGGTATGAGTAATGGTGCTGATCCTTTTATAATTATTAATGCACAGCTTGAAGCTTTAGATCTTGACCCACTAGAACCACCTCAAATAATTAAAGATGTTAGATCACAAATGACCCCTTCCTCTAGAGCGTTGCTGTTTGATGCACGTGCAAGAGAACAAGCCAGAATACGAGCAGTACAGCAGGGTGTATCCCAAACGTCTGGAGATACCAGTGTTTTTAGACAACCTATGCGTATGAGAGCTGGTTCTACCTTCCGTAGGACTTCTTCAAACAATACAATTGAAAATATACTTAGTAGTCTTACAGATGCAGATTGGGATGAATTAGGGTATGTTGTTAGTAGTGAAGCAGCACGTAACACTGATGATGAATTTGGTGTAGCAGCTTCCGTTTTAACTAGATTAGCTTCAGGTAAATATGGTAATTCTATTGGTGAAATTATCAGAGCACCTGGTCAATATGAGGCAGTTTATAAAGGTATGGCACGATATGAACCTGCTTTATCAAGTAAATTAAAATCAGCTGAAGGTAGAGAAAAGATTAGAAATTTCTTTATGCAATTAGATGGTCGTACTGATTTTAAAGGTCAAACGATGCTAAAAAATAGGGTATCATCTGAAGACCCTATGTTTGCTCCAACAGGTAACTTTTACCATTACGCTGGACAGTAACTAAAATTTTTAAATTAAACTATGGAATACGATCCTAACGAGATGTTTAGGGAGGATCCAGGTGAGATGGAGTTATCTCCAGAATTCAACGCTGAAATGCAGCTTCAAGAAGAGGCTGCAGAGCTTGAAGACTCTCAACTAGATGAAACCTCTACTCCTACGGGAGAACAGCCTGAACAAGCTCCACAAACAGAGATATCTACGGAGTCTCAAGAAGAAGAGGAAGGACAAGGTGGTTTGTTTGGTACTGGGATCGGTGCTGGACTTAGTTATTTTGGCCAACCTTTAGATGAAACAGCAGTACAAGTTGAAGAACGTCTAAGTGCACCAGGTCAAGGTTTACTTGACTTTGGTATTGATTTTATTAACATGATTCCTGGTGTTAATATTCCTAAACCAACTAAATATGAAGATGAGATAGCACAATCAGTAAGACAAATATCTTCTGTTATTACACCAACATTAATTGGTGGCAGTGCTTTAAAAGCTGCTGGTAGCACTGCTAACACACGTGTTGGTTGGTCGGTTGGACAGAATAAGTTTGTCCAGTTTATGGGTGATCGTGGTGTAGAAGCTCTAACTGGTTTAGGTGTAGGGCTTGTTAGTAGTGAATACGAAGAAGACAATGCTACAGGTACTTTAAAGAAAGCGTTTCCTAAAACGTTTGACTTTATTCCTGATAGCATGGCTACTTTGGATAGTGATACTCCTGACATGAAACGTCAGAAGAATATACGTGAAGATATTGGTCTTGGTTTTGTTACTGACTTAGCATTAGGTAGTGTTAAATTTATTGATGCACTTGTTGGGACTACTGGTGCATTACGTAAATCTAATAAACTTGTTGGTGAAACGCCTCAAGCAAGACAATGGTTAGATACAAATAAACCACCTGCTAGTTCTGCTGATCCAGAAGAAGCTGTCATCCAATCTGCTATCAAACAAGAGGAAGCTCTTGATGAGATGGGGATGTATGGTTATTCTATGAATCCTGCTATGGATCAACCAATCAAAGGTATTCATGATATGTATGATTACACTGAAATTGGTGTACGTACTGTTGATGACTTTGGTGTTGTTGGTGCTGCTATTGATCAGGTCCGTATTGCTAAAAACCTTGATACTGTTTACGGTAGACTTGGTAATGTAATCTCAGAACCTGCATTGAAGTATAGTCTGACAAATGGTGAGGCAGCACAGGATGTTGTACTTGGTCTTGCTGATCAATTAAAACAAGCTGGTCGTATTGGGATGGAAGGTGACGGCTGGAAAGTTACTTTTGATGATGTAATTGATGAAGGTGAAAACCTTGCGATTCAATTATTTGATCCACGTATGAGTAAAGCAGATGTAAGAAAAGTATTAGAACCATTTATTACTCGTACTGATGACGGTAAGGAGATCCTGTCAGAGGGTGGTTTTGCTATGGCCGCTAAGGCTCTCAGAGGCTTCGGAAGTGACCTTACCAGTATGGATGTAGCAAGGGCACAGTCTATCCTTGCTGGAAGCCTTTCTGGACGCATCTCAGACCTTTCTGAAGGTGCGCGATTGATGGATGGTACAGCAGCTGTAGAAGTAGCACAAGAAAAGATTATTGATATGATGCAATATGTCACTCAATTATCTGCTTCTGCTAAGTACTACAAAAACCGTAAGATGAATCTTATCCAACAAGTAAAGAATGGATTTAAGAATATCGAAGGTTATAATGAAGCTACTGTACTTGGAGCTGGTGAAACTGCTAAACGTATCTTTGAAGATTCTCAAAGGTTTGGTATGACAATGCGACAGATTGCAGCTAATCAACCACAACTGATGGATCAATTCTTGATGGCTTATGAACTTACTGATGGTAGTATTGATACTATCACTAAGATGAATAACTACATTGCTGGAATGACTACTGACTTGGGTAAGGCAATTATTAACCTTAATCCTGAAATTGAAAACAAACTTGTTGCTGGTGTATGGTCTAATGTTTATAATAGCATTCTATCTGCATTTAAAACACCTATTCAAGCACTTGTTGGTAACTTTGGTGGTATTATTAGTCAACCTGTTTCTTATTTTGCGGGTGCAGCATTATCTGGTAAAGGTCTAAAAGCTATGCAACGTGGTTGGATTGCTTATAGTTCTGTTGGAGAAACTATGAAAAAAGCATTACCTTATGCTGGTGATGTTTTCTTAAAAGCTTCTCGTGAACCTGATTCAGTTCAGGCTGTTACTCGTACTGATTTGTTACTACAATCAGAACGTGAGTTAGATTTCCTTAAACAAGCAGCACGTGCACAGGCTGCTGATGGTGACGATGGTTTACAGTATATTGTAAATCAAATTGAAATGCTAAGTGATCTTGGTAAAGATCCTGTACTAAGATTTGGTCCTAATGCTATGACAGCATTGGATGGATTTACTGGTGTATTTAATGCATCAGCTGAAGCTAGATTCCGTGCTATGGATGAACTTGTAGCATCTGGTAAACCAATTACTAAAGAAAACGTTAAACCTATTGCTGATAAATATTATAAAGAGATGTTTGGTGATAATGGGTTGTTAAAAGATGAAGCTGTTAAGTATGCTAACAGTGAAATGGCTCTTAACTTAGACACACCATTAGCACAAGGTGTTGGTGATCTTATTAAAACAGTACCTGGTATGCGTCCATTTCTTATGTTTCCCACAACTGGTATGAACATGATTGATATGATGGGTAAGTATGGACCTTGGACACCATTTCAACGTGATGTAAATGAACTAGCTTACACTAAACTAGACGATTTACTTGGTAACGAAGAACGTATTGATCAATTACTTAAAGCACGTAATATCGATATTGAAAGTATGGATACTATTGCTAAGCAAAATAAAATTGCTGATCTTAAGTATATGACACGTGGTCGTAAGGCTATTGGTGCATTAGCAGTAACAGGTACTGTTGGTCTTATTATGAACGACCGTATTACTGGTGATGGTCTTTACGATAAAGAGTCCCAAATGTCTAGAGTAAAGAACTCTGATTGGAAAAAACGTACTGTTAAGGGACTTGACGGCAAACGATACTCATATGATTGGATGGGACCGGTTGCTGATTGGATAGCACTTACAGTCAATGTTGTTGATAACTTTGATATGCTTGGTGAAGCAGCTGTAGAAAACTTCTTATCTAAAATAGGTTTTGTCTTTGGTGCTGCTGTTACTGATCGAACTGGATTATCTACTATTAAACCGTTACTTGATATTCTTAGTGGTAACGAAGGTGCAATGACACGTTGGTCTGCTGGTTTTATTAATAGTCTTGGTCCTCTTGCTTCACAACGTGGAGAATGGAGTCGTATCTTAAGTGAAGGTTTAAAGGAAGTTGAGAATGATTTCATGTCACAACTAGAGAACCGTAATAGGTTTGCTGGTGAACTAGATTCTTCCAATAGACAGCCTTATATTTATAGCCCGGTTACTGGCGAAAAACCTAATGGTTATAGCTTCTTACAACGTGTGTGGAATGCTTATAGTCCTATTAAGATTCATCCAGAACAATCACCTGAAGAAAAATTTTTACAAGAGATTGAGT